CCGGGCTTTGAAAGAAGACAAACTCCTAGAAGCACTTTGCCCGCTTGGGGACTGGGAGTATAATAAAGCAGTTGAGCTTTGGGGGACAAAGTGGGATGTTCACAACGCAAGTTGGGAACTCGACGAAGCTAACAACACACTAACAATTAACTTTGATACTGCTTGGGGGCCTCCAACGGCTGCGTACTCTTACGGAGAGAAGCTTCATAATATCGAGATTGAAGCTACTTTCCATGAAGACGGGATGATGTTTATTGGCGAGTACAAAGACGGGGAGGGGACTTCCTACTCGTATGACTTTGAAGAAGAGTGTTTGAAAACAGAAGCGCCTTGGGAGCTTGTTGAAGACTGGGGTATTGACTACAGTTGGGGGTGTTGGAAAGAAGACCAAGATCTCCCTTGAATAGTAAGGGAAAAAATTAGCTGACGTTAAAGAACAATAAAGGAAAACTTATGATAGCTATTATTGACGGCGACGTGCTTCTATACATGAGTATATGGGGTATGGAGACTAAACAAGAAGCAAATGATAAATTTGATGGGTTGTTTAATAGCTCACTTGAAAGTGTTTTTGCTACAGACTACGTCATGGCCATTGGTGGTCCTGACAACTTTAGAGTAGACTTGTTCCCTAACTATAAGGGTAACAGGACAAAGTCAAAATCAACAAGACCAGAATGGTTCTTAGATTTGAAGTCTGACATAGTAGAACGTTACGAAGGCTGCATCTTTACAGATAACTGTGAAGCAGACGATATGCTCCGTGTTTGGGCAAATGAACTTACTGCAGCTTGTATTGAAAATATTGTTATTTCGGTTGACAAGGATCTTGATTGTATCCCAGGGCTACACTACAACCCACGAAAAGAGCTTGTTTACGAGGTTAAAGAAGCGTATGCAGAGTACTTCTATTGGAAACAAGTTATAATGGGAGACCCTACTGATAACATTCCAGGTATTCCTAGAATTGGGCCTAAGACAGCTGAAGTCATTTTAGAAGGATCTACGGACTATCGGGCCTCTGTTTGTAGAGCTTATGAAAAGTTTTACAAAGAAGAAGGGTATGAGTATATGATTGCTAATGGTCGTTTAATTCACATTTGGCGACACATGAATGATCATTTCAAAGTAAAGCGAGAAGTTTATGACAAAGCAATTAGTGAGTGACACGGGACATTGGAGTTGTTATAAAAACTTTAATGCTGAAGAATGGTTTGGCTTTGTATACTGCATTGAAAACTTAACAACAAAACAGTATTACATTGGCAAGAAGCAGCTCTGGCATGGAGGTAAGAAAAAATCTAAGACTTACGGTAAACCTATGAGCTGGAAAACTTACATAGGTTCTTCTACAACGCTAAAGAAAGACATTACTAAGTATGGCAAGAAGAACTTTAGTTTTGAAATAGTGGATCTATACAACACAAAAGGTGGTCTTTACTATGCGGAGGCTTACCTTCAAATGCTTTCTGACTCTATGACGGAATATCTTGAGGATGGTAAAACACCTCGCTTTTATAACCGCCAGATTGCTGCGATTAGGTTTGTCCCTAGTGAGGGGCCGACTAAAAAAACTAAAGCATATGTCAAAACTTTGAGAAAGAAATACGAATGAAAATACATCCAATTGCACCAGCGTTGTGGATGGCGGCAATGCTTAACTTAGTAGGCTCTATTATCCTTCACACGTTTGGTATTATAGAGGTTGATATTGTTTTGTCACTTCTATTTTACTTGTTCTTTACAGAGATGAGCAAGTTTGTAGCTGAAATGACAATGGAACCAGATAGCTCAGACGAGGAATAGAGATGGGGCGAATAGTTACTAAGAATCAACCTTGTAATGACTGTGGTGGCTCTGATCCTCTTCAAATTTATGAGGATGGGTCTACGTTCTGTTTCAGTTGCCGTAAATCGCACAAAGCGAAGGGAGACTATGTTAATCCTATGAATGATGAATCAGAGTTTGAGTCTGTTGACAACTCTTGGGGCCCAAGCTTACGAGAAGTAGCAGAGGACTACCCTGTTAGGGGTTTTCGTGAACGAAACATTAACAAGACAGTAGCTGAGTATTATGGTGTTAAGGTATCTTATGACATCAACGGAGCTATTGATGCACACTACTACCCTTATCATAACGAGGGTCTGCTAACAGGATATAAAGTAAGAGGTCTGCCTAAAGAGTTTAGGGCTAACGTTGGTAAAGTAAAAGGCGGTCTCTTTGGACAACACTTGTTTAATGGTGGTAAGCGACTAGTAATCACTGAAGGGGAGCTAGACACCTTAGCGGTTGCTTCCGCTTGGCATAAACGCTATAACACCTTTTACCCTGTTGTTTCTATTCGTTCTGCTACTACCCTAAAAGATCTGGTAGAAGAACGTGACTGGATTCGTAACTTTGAAGAGGTTATCATTTGGTTTGATAATGATGCTGCTGGCCAAGAGGCTACAAAAGAAGCAGCACGTATTATTGGTTATGACAAAGTTAAGATTGCCAAAACTCCAGAGAAGGACGCAAGCGATACTTGGATTAAAGACCCCGACAAAGTTCTAAAAGCTGTCTATGACGCTTGTGAATACACCCCCGCTGGTATTCTTAACAAAGAAGACTTGTGGGATCGTCTAGTTGCTTATAGTGCAATGGAGTCTGTACCTTACCCTGAGTTCATGGTGGGCCTGAACGCTAAACTGAAAGGTATGCGCTTTGGTGAAATTACTCTTTGGACTTCTGGTACTGGTAGCGGCAAATCAACTCTACTTAGAGAGATTGCAGTTCACTTACTAGAAACTACTGAAGATAAGATTGGTATTGTATCTCTTGAGGAAAGTCCTGAAGAATACGCTGTTAAGATGGCTAGTATGGTTCTAAACCGTAACTCAGCTAATGAGGAGATACCGCTTGAAGAACTTAAAATCGGCTATGATAAAGTCTTTGGGTCTGATCGTGTTCTTCCTCTGGACCATCACGGTTCTATCTCTGACGGTTCAATCATGGACCACTTGGAGTATATGGCCTTGTCTGGTGCTAAGTACATCTTTATTGACCACATCACTATACTTGCTTCTGAAGGTAGTGAAGGGTTAACAGGTAACGAGGCTATTGATAAGATTATGAACCGTCTACTTGGTCTTGCTAAGAAGCATAACGTCTGGATTGGTTTAATTAGTCACCTACGTAAGACAAACAGCGGTGGTAAATCTTTTGAAGAGGGCCAACTACCTTCGATGGATGACATCAAAGGCTCTGGTTCTATTAAGCAAATTTGTATGGACATTATTGCGTTTTCTCGTGATGTTGGGAGCTCAGATGAAGCTAAAAGAAACACGATTAAAACAAAAGTCCTCAAATGTCGTCATACTGGTCTTACAGGGCCATCAGGAGCACTGCTTTATAACTTTCCTACTGGAAGACTCACTGAAGGTCAGTACTACGAAGAAGAAGATATGAATACAAGTGAAGGGTTTAAAAGAGTATGATAGATGAAACAATGGGTTTACTTTATATCTCGATTATCCTCCAATTGCTTAATGACGGTGAAGCAGACATAAGTGATCTGAGCCCTGCTGTTAAGTCTTTTATATTGGGTATTCAAGATGAGTTTGAGCATACACCAGAGGGTGATAATAAGGACCAGTTTTACTACGCAGCGAATACGTTGCTAGAGGTAGACAAGAACAAACTTAACTAAAGGATAAAACGTGGAAAATAAAATTAATGAGGCTCGACTTAAAGAGCACTTAAAGAGCTGGATTAAAGTTCTCCCGACAAAAGAACACTTAGATCTGTTTATTAAAAACAATGAAAAAATGTCTGATGAAGACAAAGTAACTTACACTAAACTCTGGGAAGAGGCAATGGGGCAAGAGTCCGTTGAAGAAGCGGTAGATAACCCCGTGTTCCAAGAGTATTGGGAACTCGAAAAAGCGATTGAAGACGAAGAAGAGTTTAGAGTTACCTCTAAGAAAAATAAGAAAAACAAATAACAATTTAGCGCACAATGGCAGGGTGATTTTTAATTAGGATAACCCCAATAATCACCTTGTCAGTAGTAAGCAAAAAGGAAAATACTATGAACTCAATGAAACCTTACGAAGCGTTTATCCATCTTTCACGCTACTCACGATTTCTAGATGACGAAGGTCGTCGTGAATCCTGGGGAGAGACTGTAGATCGACTAGTTGGTTTCTGGATGAAACGTGCGGGAGATAAACTCACCCCTGCGGACTATGCAGAAATTCGAGATGCTGTTTACAACCGTGAAGTAATGCCTTCCATGCGGGCCATGTGGTCAGCTGGTAACGCTCTCGAACAAAATCACTTCCGTGGCTATAACTGTTCTTTTGCAGCTGTAGATCACATTCGTGTATTTGATGAAATCTTGTTTATCCTGATGGCAGGAACTGGTGTAGGCTTTAGTGCTGAAGCTCAGTATGTAAACAAACTACCTATTGTTAACGATAACTTTACGGAGACAGGTCGTGTTATTACTCTTGAAGACAGTGCAGAAGGTTGGGCAAAGGGCTTACGAAAGCTTGTTGCTGAACTTTACCTTGGTAACGTACATCAGTGGGATTACAGCCGTATTCGCCCTGAAGGTGCTCGCCTAAAAACCATGGGTGGTCGGGCCTCTGGTCCAGAGCCACTCCAAGATCTCTTTGCTTTCGTTACAGTTATGTTTAAGAAAGCAGCAGGGCGTAAACTGCGCCCAATCGAAGTCCATGACATTGTTTGTAAGATTGCTGAGGTGGTTGTTGTTGGTGGTGTACGCCGCTCTGCTCTCATCTCACTATCAGATCTTGGCGACCCTGAAGTGCGTGACTGTAAGTCAGGTATGTGGTACAAAACCGATGCACAACGTGCCTTGGCAAACAACTCTGCTGCTTATGAGCAAAAACCTACTATGGCAGTCTTCATGGAAGAGTGGATTTCGCTTATGAAATCTGGTTCTGGTGAACGCGGTATTGTCTCTCGTTATGGTTTGCAACGGTTTGCGCCAGAGCGCCGTGATGCTGAACAGATTATTGGCCTCAACCCTTGCGCAGAGATTGCCCTTCGTAATGGACAGCTCTGTAACCTTACTGAAGTTGTTTGCAGAGAAAATGACAGCGAGAAAGAACTTACTCGTAAAATTCGTATTGCAACTATTCTTGGTACACTACAAGCCTCCCTTACAGACTTTAAGTACGTCCGTAAAGTATGGCAGAAGAACTGTGAAGAAGAGGCGCTCTTGGGTGTGTCTTTGACAGGTATTCAAGACTGTAAGATTCTTCGTAACCCTAAGCCTGAACTCTTGGAAGCTATGAAAGCCTCTGCAGTAAAGACAAACGTAGAGTTTGCAAAGCGTATTGGTATTAACCCCGCTACAGCTATTACAACCGTTAAACCTTCTGGTACAGTGTCTCAGCTTGTAGACTCCGCTTCGGGTATTCATGGTCGGTTCTCCCCTTACTACATTCGTGCAGTACGTCAGTCAAGTGTAGATCCTCTGACAGCTCTCTTGAAAGATCAAGGAGTACCTAACGAGCCAGACGCTATGAATCCTTTAAAGACAACTGTGTTCTACTTCCCTATCAAGTCCCCAGAAGGCGCTACCCTAGCTAACGAACAAACAGCTATTGAGCAACTGGAGAATTGGTTGACCTTCAAGAAGCACTGGGCAGAACACTCTGTTTCTGTAACCATCTACGTTAAAGAAGATGAGTGGATGCAAGTTGGCGCTTGGTGTTATGAACACTTTGACGCCCTTACTGGTATTTCCTTCTTGCCTTACTCTGACCATCTCTACGAGCAAGCCCCTTACACTCCTTGCACAAAAGAAGAGTTTGAGGCGGCTGTAAAGGCTATGCCAGAAGTTGACTTCTCTAAACTCGTTGAGTATGAGTTTGAGGATAACACAGAAGGTTCCCAAACACTAGCCTGTTCTGCAGGTGGTTGTGAGATCTAAGATACCTGACGTTAAAGAACAAGTACGTTCACTATTATAGAAAATACTTAAATTAAATTTGAAAGATAAATAGATGACTAAGAAAATTATCGCTACTACAGCCGCTATCCTTTTTGCTGGAACTGCAGCTATTGCAACTCCACTAACCTTTAACGGTATGTCGGAGTACTCTGTTGAGACTGAGAGCCTTTCCTTTGCCCTTGGTACTAACTACGAGTACAAAGACTTTGATGTGTTTGCTAACGTAGACCTCTCTAAGCCTACTTCTGAAGGGGTTAGCTTTGATAGTGCTGAAATTGGCGCGGCCTACTACTTGAACGCTAACGTTAAGATTTATGGTAAGGTTGTTACAGATGAAAGCTTGACTTACTCTGATACAGTCATTGGCGCTGCCTTTACCTTCTAAACAGTAACCACCTAAGCAAGTAATAAAACTGCTTACCTTAAACAAAGTATGAAAGAAATATCAAATGGAAAAGATGGATAAGAGAACACTCGCTGTAGCTTCAGGTTATCTCCTGGGGAAAGTTGTTGGCTTCGTTATCACTAGTGTAGTAATGACTTACATTGGTTTAACTATTTTGAAAATGACTGGTGTTGTTTAAATGTCAAACGTAGTAGAGTTTGTTATTCGGGACAAGTATCCAAAAGTAGATAACTCAGAAGACGGTTATGAAGACGAGGATGATGGGAGTCACAGTTATGTTCTTGATGCTTGTGATGAAGTATTCGAGTGGGGTGCAGTAGTGCTGGCTCTAGCTGAAGATGGTTCGGTAGAGCTTTCTTCTAGTGTTGAAGATGAAGAAGTGGTAGTGGACATGCTTGTGTCTGCTGCCCTGAGTATCCAAAAAAGGTTAGAAGATGCTAAAGCTTAAAAAACTTATTGAAGAGAAGTGGCTAATTCGCTACCTCAAATACTTGGCTACTTGGCGTAAACATCGTCAAATTATTAAAGAGCTAAACACGCTGACAGACCGTGAACTACGGGATATCGGAATTAATCGTAGTGATATTAACCATCTTATCTGGCAAGAAGAAGATGAAGCTATTAGTGGAAAAGGAAAATCCAAATGAACGAAGAAGAGCAACTGGACGAAATGATTCAGGAAATGTTTGAAGGTTATCTTGACGGTGGTCTTGACTTTACAGCCAGTCAAAGTCTGGAGGATATCTTTAAGGGTATCTTCTCTGATGCTGTAAAGATGACTATTGATGTCTTGGAAGAAGCAGAAGATGATGAAGAGGAAGGTTAATGTACTTTGTTATTGGTAAAAGCGACTGCCCCTACTGTGATAAGGCAAAAGCACTACTAGAAAAAGATAACACCGCTTACGTTTATAAAGACTTAAATCGACTTCCCGCAGAGAAAAGAGAACTGTGGAAACAAGTCATTAAGACAGAACTTAACAAGACAACTGTGCCAGTGGTTTTTAACCTTATTGGCGGCTATGATGAACTCAAGGAACTATTAAATGACTGATACTAAAACTGCTTTTAACATTGATGACGTTGAATACTTTGTTGAAGACCTAAGTGACGAAGGCCGAACTAAGCTTAGCCTTATTAACTTTGCTATGAGGGAACTCTCTCACTACCAAGCCTTGGCAAACATTCTAATGATCTCCAAAGATAAGCTGGTTAATGAACTCAAAGAAAGCCTAGAGAATGCCAAAACGGACGAAGGTTGAGAAGCGAGGGCCAGGGAGACCTAGTACTAAGATACGTCTAAAAGCTGACCCCAAGGTCTCCAAGGAAAAGTACTACAAACGTTACGGGGAGCTAGGGGTGTGTTGTGTGTATGGTGTTGATACCTTCACAGAAGAACTTATCGACTACCTCTGGAAGAAACCTGACATCTCTTTTGTTGTCACTGATCCTATCGAAGCTACCCTCTCTAATGCTACTCGTAAGTACGGGGCAAGGTCTTTCTCCCTCTATCGTTGGGAGGCAGTCCACCACCAAGGCTTTCTTGAGGAGGCTCAAGGGATGGTTGTTGTAGTAGCTAAGGCTTACCACGAGACTCTTAAGAACCTACCTAACCCTAATAAAGTTGAGATCGTTATGCTGGAAGACCTTTGATGAATAGTACTGAAACGTTTATCCCCTACAACCAAAATAAAGACTACATTATGGTTGAGTTTGTAGAAATGAAGAAGAA